CCGCCACAAAATTTCAAAATAGCACTGCAGACGACTCAACCATCTGGCCAAGAGGCTTTGATCCCAAGGCAGCAGGAGTAAAGTTCGTATGAAAATCACAAAGAAAAGATTATTAGAAATAATCAAAGAAGAAGTTAGAATTGCAGAATCCGGTGGCGTGGCTGGCAACTTTGGAGGGACAGCAATGGAGCTGGGGGCAATCCGCCCTGATGGTGTTGATATATCGGATCACGATCCTTATGGTCCTCAACAGAATGCAGAAGACAATTTTATTGGCATTTTAATAGATATTGGTCGAATGCTGGAGGAATGGGAGAGAAAGGAATATCTCTCTGATGAGGCTCGCTACAAAAGTTATTTTGAAGATTTGCAGAATTTATTGGGACAATATGATCCATGCGTCCATCATGGGAAAAAATGTGAAGATACACACCCTAACCAAACTCATGAAGAATGTATTCAAGTTACCATCAACGACGGACTGCAAGAGGTTATAAAAAAGGTTGAGGGCGGATATAAGGTTTTCCCAAAAGATGGGGGAAAGCCACTATCCAAAGAGCCCAAAACAAAAGAAGCAGCTCAGAAGCAGATGGCTGCTGTAGAAATTTCTAAACAAAAGAGAGGTAAAAAATGATGGCACAATCAAAGGCATTTATTGATGCATGGTTATCTAAATTGACATCCCGTAAATTATTAGTGTGGGGAACCGCAACGGCACTTACGTTTTCTGGCCACGTTACCAGTGAAGACTGGGTGATCATCTCGGCAATCTACATTGGGGGCCAAACTGTTATCGATGGGATTACTAAACTGCGAGGTAATAATGTTTAGTAATATATTGATTAACCATTGGAAAGAGGTCTCATTGGGTTTCCTCTTGCTGGCTGTTATTGGGAAGTATAGCTATGATCGTAAACAATTCGAGGTAGCCTACGGAGTTAGCCGAGAGTCAATGGAAGAACAGATAGCACACTTGAAAGATCTACACCAGCGAGAAATAGAACTTCGAGACGAAGCTATAGATAGATACAGAGAAACGTTGATCAAGCTTGAGCAGAACTATCTAGAGACTCAAGTTGAGCTTGAAAAAGAAAGAGAAGAATCTCGTATGCGGTATATCGAGGATTTTTCAGGTGATCAAGAGAGAATAGTTAACGATATTAAAGAAGTTTACGGGTTCACTCATGATCCTTAGTATTTTGTTTTTGTTTGGTTCTGTTGCGAATGCTGAGGACATAGGCAAATTTACTATCTTAAGCCAAAATGAAGCAGCACCTTTCGAAGGGGTGTTGTTTGATCCTGTGGCAACAGCTGATATTATTGTTGCGAAAACGTTTACATCTCAAGATTGTGATATTAAGTTGAGCTACGAGATCGATAAAAGAGAAATTGAATTTGAATTAGAAAGAGATAATTTCAATATTCGATATGAGTCTTTAAGAGACGAATACAAATTAACGATTGAAGAAAAAGACTTAGAAATATCTCAACTTAGAGAATCACTACTCCAGCAATCCCCAATTAAAGGGTGGTGGTGGGCCACAGCAGGCGCAGTCGCTGGAGTGGCAACAACATACGGGGCATACAGGGTGTTCAATGAGTAAAGATTCAAATAGAATTGTGGCTATCGAAAAAGCTATTTCAAAGAAGTATGGCGATGAAACAATCCAAAATCCAAAATCCAATTGGAATCCTGAAAAGGAAAAAGAATATTTGGAGCAAATGAAGGCTTTGTATGCCAAAGTTAGGCACAACGAAGACCAACAGGAAAAAGTAGACATTAATGGTATAAAGGTTTCAAAAAAACTACTTAATAGAGATCCCCTAAAGGGATGCACCGTTTGTGGAAGTTTTCCACAAAAATCAATGGATGATGTCTGTCTTCTTAAGTTTGATTGTTGCAGCAAGTGTCACCTTCAATATGTTGACGGCAGAGAAGAAAGATGGTTAAAAGGATGGAGACCTAAAAATGGCAACAGTTTATGAAATCGTTCAAGGGCTATCTCAAGCAGCCGCCAATGCATATGATGGCGCCTTGGGAGAGGATTACGAACCCGTAAATACAGGCGCCTTGCGTCGAGAAGAAGGTAACGCGCTTATTGACCAGCGGGTTATGGATGGCTTTAATGTGAAGTTTTATGGAAACATGATGTGTCTTTCTTACCATTCGGAAATCCAGCTTAAAGAGGTTTATGCTTCTGGTTTTGAAAGCGATATAGAACAGAGAATTGCTGATATCTCTAAGTGGCTCAAGAAAGAATATAAGCGAATCACTGGTGATGGTGTTACTCTAACCAAGGAAGGTGAGGTTGACGTGAGGGTAGAAAACACTTCTCGCGTTCGCTCTTGGGTGACTGCCAAGATGCACTATAAAGTTGGTGGCATGAGCGAAGACTTAGAGATCAAAGAGCCCTCTACGGATCGTTTAGATAAAGGCTGGAAGACCTTTTTAGATCAGGGAGGTTGGAATGGCGAGGGAGGCAAAAGACCGCAAAACGATTCTCGCAAAAAAGAGAAAACAAAGTGAAGCTAACAACATCACAACTCAAGAGAATCATCAAAGAAGAACTTGATTCTGAAAAGCAAAAAATTATGCGCTTGCTAAAAAACCCAGATCCAGAATTTATAATTCAAGGAATTGAGTTCTGGCGTATGCTGTATCCAGACGTTCCTTTGAAGGCAGAATTGAAGGGGATGTTGAGAAATAAAAACACTGTAGTTGATGCAATAGGGCCTTGGCGTAATCTGTTTCCAGAAGATGATTTACCCTTGGAGGATGTAGGTTGGCAGGGGGCAGACCTCCAAGGGGTGCCTCTCGGCGGGGTGCCCAAAGCCGTGGGGTGGTCCAGGGCGAACCTCCAAAGCGCGGACCTCCGAGGGGCCAACCTCATGCGGGCCAACCTCATGCGGGCGAACCTTGAAGGGGCGAACCTCGGAGAGGCGGACCTCCGACGGGCGTGGCTCCACGAGGCGAACCTCCGACGGGCGAACCTCCAAGAGGCGAACCTCCAACGGGCGAACCTCCAACGGGCGAACCTCCAAGGCGCGACCCTTCAAGGGGCGAACCTAAATGGGGCGGACCTTGAAGGGGCGAACCTCCAAGAGGCGAATCTCCAAGGGGCGAACCTCCAAGAGGCGACAGACCTACGACGGGCGGACCTCCGAGGGGCTAACCTCCGAGGGGCCAACCTCCGAGGGGCGTGGCTCCGAGGGACGAAATTGATGGAATCCATAGCAGACGACTCAACCATCTGGCCCGAAGGTCTTGAAATGTTTTTCAAGACAGCAGGAATAAAGTTCGTATGAAAATCACAAAAGCCAAACTCAAGAGAATCATCAAAGAAGAACTTGATTCTGAAAAGCAACAAATCATGCGCTTGCTTAAAGAGCCAGATCATGTAAATCAGGGAATTATGATGTGGCGTATGCTGTTTAAAGGTGAGCCTTTGCCTTCGTTGGAGCGATATGACCTGCGCGGCGCAAACCTGAGCGCGGTCGACCTCTCAGGCATAAACCTACAGGACGCAAACCTCCCCGGCGCGAACCTCCAAGGAACAATCCTCATGGGGGCGAACCTCTACCGGGCGAACCTCTACCGGGCGGACCTCCAAGATGCGAACCTCCAAGGGGCGGATCTCCAAGGGGCGCAAATCTACACGGCGAAACTCCAAGGCGCGACCCTTCAAGGGGCGAACCTCCAAAGCGCGGACCTCCAAGAGGCGAAACTCCAAGAGGCGAAACTGCAAGGCGCGGACCTCGGGCGGGCGGACCTCCAAGATGCGAACCTCCAAGGGGCGGATCTCCAAGGGGCAGACCTTCGAAGGGTGGATTTCTACCGAGCGAACCTCATCCAGGCGAACCTCCAAGAGGCTAACCTCCAACGGGCAGACCTCACGCTGGCGGACCTCCAAGATGCGAACCTCCAAGGGGCGGATCTCCAAGGGGCAGCCCTCCGAAAGGCGAAACTATTTGAATCCATAGCTGACGACTCAACCATCTGGCCCGAAGGCTTTGATCCCAAGGCAGCAGGGGTAAGGTTTAACTTAAATGCCATTTAAGTTAAGCAAAAAGCAGAGAGTAAAAGAGATTCTGAAGTGTGGAAAAGATCCAACTTACTTTTTAAAGACCTATGCTCGCATTTCTCACCCCTTGCATGGACTTATTCTCTTTAACACATATGATTTTCAAGATAGGCTTTTAGAGGATTTTAACGATTATCGATTTAATGTGATTCTTAAAGCTCGCCAGCTTGGTATTTCCACAATTACAGCTGGATATATTGTTTGGATGATGCTGTTTCATCGTGATAAAGCTGTTCTCGTTATGGCCACCAAGTTTGCAACAGCGGGCAATTTAGTCAATAAAGTTAAGAAGATTATGAAAAACCTTCCTGATTGGATTAGAATAGCGACTATTGATATTGACAACAGGACATCGTTTATTCTTTCAAACGGTTCTTCTATTAAAGCTACTTCTACTTCTGGCGATGCAGGTCGTTCCGAAGCTCTTTCTCTCTTGGTTCTTGATGAGGCTGCTCACATAGATGGTTTAGAGGAGCTTTGGACAGGTTTGTATCCCACTCTTTCAACTGGTGGTCGTTGTATCGCCCTGTCGACACCCAACGGTGTTGGGAATTGGTTTCATAAAACTTGTGCCGCCGCTGATGCTGGCACCAATAATTTTAATTTGACAACTTTAATGTGGGATGTCCACCCAGATCGAGACCAGGAATGGTTCAAGAAAGAAACCAAAAATATGTCCAAACGCCAGATCGCTCAAGAGTTGGAATGTAATTTTAACACTTCTGGTGAGACTGTAATCGATCCTGATGATATGAGTTGGCTTATAAGTTGTGTGAAAGAGCCAAAATATAGAACTGGATTTGATAGAAATTTTTGGATTTGGGAAGAGTTTGACCCCTCTTGTAGTTATTTAATGGTGGCTGATGTAGCCCGAGGAGATGGGGAGGATTTTTCTGCTTTTCACATAATTAAGCTGGAAACATTGGAGGTGATTGGGGAATATCAAGGTAAGCCAACTCCGGATATGTTTGCCAATATGTTAAATCAAGTTGGTCGAGAGTTCGGCAATTGCATGTTAGTTGTGGAAAATAACAATATTGGCTACACAGTTCTCGATAAGTTGATAGAATATGCTTATCCAAATTTATATTACTCGATAAAATCTACTCATGAATATGTCGAACAATACCAAGCAGAAACTCGGTCTGCTGCAATAGCGGGATTTTCAACCAGCGTGAGGACTCGCCCTCTTATAGTTGCAAAGTTGGAGGAGTTTATAAGAAACAAACTAATTAAGCTATATTCGTCACGCATTGTTAATGAAATGAAGACTTTTATTTGGAAAAACGGCAAACCGCAAGCAATGAAAGGATATCATGATGATCTCACAATGGCTTTGGCTATAGCTTGTTGGGTCCGAGATACTGCATTGCAAGCTAGCGCTAGGGATTTAAATTATCAAAAGGCTTTTGTTAGTGCGATTATTAAATCAAAAACCACAATGAATACAAGAATATCTGGGCAACATGGCTATAAAAAAGACAATATCATGGATAAACAGCTTGAAGCGGAAAAGTTGTATGAGCAATATAAATGGATTATTAAGTGAGAGTATAAATGGCATCAAATAGAAATGGAAAAAACCCTGCTAATACCCAATCAGAGCTTTTTAAGGCGTTAACGAGATTATTTTCTGGGCCTATTATCAGCTATAGGTCGCAATCCGGAAGGAGAATAAGGCGCCAGCATTTAGATAAGTTTGGGTCTAGATTTAAATCCGCTTCTGGTCAGCAATTCAAGAAATCTCTCTACAACCCGTTGGATGTTGTGGCTACCGATGCCATAGCGAACCAGCGTAGAACGGAGAGATATGTTGATTTTGATCAAATGGAATACATGCCAGAGATTGCATCGGCTCTGGACATATATGCTGACGAGATGACGACATATTCACAATTGAGACCAATGCTTAATGTCAATTGCCCAAATGAAGAAATTCGAGCAGTTTTGACAATTCTTTATGATCAGGTTTTAAATGTTCAATATAATCTTTTTGGCTGGAGTCGCACAATGTGTAAGTATGGCGATTTCTTTTTGTATTTAGATATCGATGATAAATATGGAGTAAAGTCCGTTATTGCCCTCCCACCCCAGGAAATTGAACGCTTGGAAGGAAAAGATTCCACGAATCCAAATTATATACAATACCAATGGAACTCTGCTGGTATGACATTTGAGAACTGGCAAATGTGTCATTTTCGCATTTTGGGGAATGATAAATACATGCCATATGGTTCTTCGATTATGGAGCCTGCCCGCCGAATCTGGAGGCAGCTCACACTCATGGAGGACGCCATGATGGCTTATCGTGTTGTTCGTTCTTCTGAAAGAAGGGTATTTAAAATTGATGTTGGTGCTGTTCCTCCCCAGGATGTGGAGCAGTATATGCAAAAGATTGTATCTCAATTGAAAAGGCATTCTGTGGTTGATCCCAAGACTGGACATATTGATTTGCGATACAACCCGATGAGTATCGAGGAAGATTACTTCATTCCTGTTCGGGCTGGTTCTGTTACTGATATTCAAAGCCTGGCGGGCGCTCAAAATATTACAGCTATTGACGATATCAAGTATTTAAGAGATAAGTTGTTTTCCGCCCTCAAGATTCCTGCTGCCTATCTTTCCATGGGGGAAGAAGCAGCAGAGGACAAGACCACCTTGGCGCAGAAAGATATTAGGTTTGCCAGGACGGTTCAAAGATTGCAGAGGGTTATTATTGCGGAATTGACCAAGATTGGGATTATTCATCTTTATACTCTTGGGTTCCGGGGAGATGATTTGTTGGGCTTTAACTTGACGTTAAACAACCCTTCAAAGATTGCAGAACTTCAAGAGCTGGAACACTGGAAGCAGAAGTTCGATATTGCGGCTTCTGCCACGGAAGGATACTTTTCCAGACGCTGGGTCATGGAGCACATCTTTGGCATGTCTCATGAAGAATTTATTCGCAATCAGCGTGAGATGTTCTATGATCGCAAGCAGGATGCCGCCCTACAGGCAGTCGCGGAGGCAGCTGCAGCGGCGGG